ATAGAATTTCCACCCGTAATTGAATACTGCCAAAACAAACCCGTTTGTAACTGCGTGTATTTTACCGTCCAATGGGTTTCTAAATATGCCGTAAAAGTACCCGCCCGTTCAAGGCTATTTAACAAAGGGTTATTGTTTGCGTCGCTCCAAAAGTAATAGTCTTTTTTGTCAAGGTGTACGGGCATTGTAAATATATGGCTTGGGTTGTAACCTTGCGAATAATACCCGAAGCCATCGTATGCCCAATAGGTTGTAGTTCCTAAAAGTACATAGGATTGCGTAAAGGGGTCTAACCAATATTCTTTAACGTCTACTAATATGTATTCGTTTACGTTTAGTAAACCTTCATCTGTGGCGTAGTTATTATTAAAAGTCGTGTGTTCTATGTACTCCAATAGGTATGGGGAAATATTGTACAAGGTTTGGGTGTTGTTACTTGCGGGAATCAGTTTCTCCAACGTGTAACTTGGTGCTATTGGGGGCGGGTTTCCATTTTGGTATATGTAAAGTTCAACCTTGCTACCTTCTTGGGTAGGTTGGTTAATTTCCACTATAAATGGGCTTCGTGCAAATATTCTATTAATCGCCATAATTTTTAAAATTTTCTTTCATTATTGTGTCAAATAATTCTTCGGCTTCTAATCCGTAAAGTTCTACCATTTCGTCGGGTAAATTCTTAAATGCTTTTTCAAAAGGTGTTGTAAAAAAAAGGCTTGGTTTTATACCACGATTCCAAATTGACCTTATTATAAATTTGGCAGTCATATCGTAACTAATAAACTTTCCTCGCTTGTCGCGGAACTTTATTCCCTTACGTTTAACCCATTCTTTTATGCCTTTGGTTAACCCGCCTTTTATTCCCGTTCCCGTGCCAAATTGGAAGTCGCTTAAACTGCGCCCCGACTTGACACCCCTAACCCCGCGGTCTTGGTAAAACCCATATTCTAACATTTCAAAGTAAAGGGTTATTGAATTGGGGTTAACGGCTACTTCGCCTTCTAAACTCTGTTGAAGGCTACCCGTACTATTTTTAGCGGATAGATTATTTTTCGCGTTCTGTATAACGTGGTCTCTGAATATTTTTAAGGCTTCTAATTGGCGTTCCTTTTCCATTTAACAGATAGTCATTTCGTTAGGGAAGTCTACGTTAAAAGTCATAGCCCACCCCGCCAAGTAGTTTTCGAATCTTTCTATAAATGGTTCGCAGTTAGGTGCGCCGTTTAGTTGGTACAAATCGTCCCATATATTACCGTGTTTTAGCATTTCAAAACATCGGTTTAAAATTGCTAACTGAGTATTTAAAACGTCTATTTCGTTGTCTGAAGTTTCAAATTTTCCCGTAGGTTCTTCCTTGCGTTGGCTTACGTTATCCATTGCAAGAATAGTAACCGACGCGCTAATAACATTGTCGTTAAAGTTTACATTGTTTACCATTACGTGAACCAATGGAAAGATATTTTGTTTGCCTAAATCAACGTTAAAAATTGACCCTTGCGTTATCGTGTTTACGAGCGGGTCGTTAGTGAAGTGTGTTTTAAGCGTGTCAAGAAGTGAATAATAACCTGTCATAATTTAGCCTTTTTTATTTCCATTAATTCAATTTCGTTTTTCTCTGATTCGAAAGTGAGATAGGTGAGACATTTAAATAATCCGTATTTTGTAACAATGTCATATTTTGTAAGGTCTCCTTTAGCGAGTCCGTATATGCTTGAATACCAACCCCACTTTTTCCCAAATTGAGTTCGTGCGCTAAAGTCTGAAACTCTTTCTCGTTCGTCTTTATCTCGTTCGTCAAATAGTCGAGGGTAGCGCTTAATAACTCGCTTCCTAAACTCCAAAAAAAAACACTTGAAGAAATAGCTACGTCCATAGGTGCGAACTTCATTCCTTCGCTAAATGCAGCCGCTCCCGTGTATTCCATTATTTCGTATTTTTCTCCTTTACGAATTGTTATAGGTCGGTACATTACTGCCATAGCTTTGTGGTAGTCTTCCCACTTCGATAGGTAGTTTTCAAGGTCTACATATTCCCCAAAGGTTATATTCTCAAGGTCGGGAATAAATCCAAATTCTATATCGCCTATTTTAAATGTAGGTTTAAAGATTGGCTTTTCCTTGAAGATTTCCGTAAAGTGTACGATTAGTTCATTAATAGAAGTTAGTTTTAGTTTAACTACTTCTTGAAGTTTCAATCCGCAAAATATTTCAATCATTTTTTGTGCTATAAATTCTTCGTCGTTAGACGTTGCTTGTAGCTTTAAAAATTCTTGGTAGTTACATAATGGTATTTCACTAATTGAACTTGGTACGACTATATCTAACTTCATATTATTATAATTAATTTTTCGTGTTTTTGTAATTCAGTACATATTCGTGCGCCCTTACAAGCATTTCAAAATGTTGTGGAAAACGTGCCATATTATTAAAAACTATTTTAACCTGCTTTCCCGTTCGTTCATATATGTACGATTCTACCCGCGCAATCATTACTTGAAGGTCGTTCGTATTACCGTACTGCATAACTTCCGTAATAAGACCCTAAACCTAACGTTTCCATTTCGTGGTATCTAAATGCGTCGATAGCGTGGTTATTAAAATCGATTGGTTTGTTTAGGCGTTTACCTTGCTTGTCCGTGTCCCAAATGTACGAGCGTAATTCTTTGATTAAATTACTACTGTTTGACGTTACTAAGTATTCGTTACGCTGAATTACGTCTATTCCGTAGTTTATGGAATCCTTACCCTTTGTTACTCCTTTAATCGTTATTCCGTATCTTCTTATTTCATCTATTGATTTAGGTTCGGAACTATCCGCGTAAACCACTACGTTTTTTGGTAAGAGTTTAGCTATGTCGCTATTTAGCAACCCCGTTTGGTAGGCTAACTCGTTAACGATTCGTTGCCCGTTATAATTGTATATTTCGATTATTGCCGTCGGGTCGTTCGTGTAACCAAAGTCCAACCCTATACCGAGTAACCTTGCTTCTTTGGGTATCGTGTCTATTTGTTTCCAATTACTGAATACAACCCCTTCTAACATTCCTAATTGACCTTCACCATAGACCTTCCACCAATTAGCCCAATAAGTAGACGTTTTGGCTTTCTCGCGGTTCTTTTCTATTTGATCAATAATTGATTGGTCTAACGCTTCGTTATCCTTGTAAGTAAGAATTAAAAAGTCGGAGTCTGATTCGTCTTTTAGTTCGGTATGTACCCAAAACTCGTTGGCGGGGTTAAAGTCTAAATAAACTTCTTTCCGTGTTCGAATAGCTAATTCGTTGTAGGCATCAAAGGTAATATTGTTACATTCGTTAATGTATAGTATATCCCTTCGCGCTCCACGTAATTTACTCGAATCGTCTGCGGAAAAGAATTCTATAACGCTTCCGTTGGCAAACTCGTAACGAAGTAATGAGCGGTTAAAACGTTCTTCGAAATACCTGCCCGTGAATTTCATTATTTTTAAGAAGTCCCGTAGCGCACCCCTTCGTAAATGGGGTATCGTTTCTGCAACTATCGATATTTCTAACCCTTCAACCTTAGCTGCCTTGTCAATTAATACGGGAATTATTCCGAAGGTCTTACCCGCCGAAGTTCCACCTTGAATAATCTTTACCCGCTTTTTAAGATTCAGTATCTTTCGAATCGCCGTCGTTTTCTGAAACATCGGGGAATAATGGTTGTTCTACGTTTGTAATTTCTTTCTTTTCTACAAGGTTGTTTAGACGTGCCGTAATACTTGGGTTATAGATTCCCGCCATACCACCGCCGATTTGGTCGTTTCGAACTTCCTTGCGTATACGCGTAACGATAGTTAAAAAACGCTTGTATCTTCCGTTAGTGTTTGCGAAATAGTGGCTTAAATCGCCTATTATTCCTAAATCTGCGCAATAGCATTCGAAGCCTTCTATGGTTAAAGGTCTTTCTAACTCGCTATATTCGCTCCTACCTTCCTTACCTACGAAAGTATGTTTTAAGATAGGGTTGTTCTTTACAAAGTTTTTGTAGTCTGTAAATAGTTCCCAAAGGTGTTCGGGGCTATTTATCTTTGTGCTTCCTAAAGGTCGTGCCATTGGTTTCGTGTTTTGATAGTTTAGATTCTTCAAAGGTAGACGAACAAACCGCTAAACGTTGGTCGGTTTCGGGAAATTCATTTACCATTGTGTCATCTGACATACAACGCATAACAAATTCTTTTTTATTCTCCTTGGGTGTTGGCTTCGGTAGTGGCATCTTTTTCTTCTTTGTAAACTGCGTAAAGCGTGTTTAATTTATTAACGATTTCACGGAGACAAGAACCACATTGGGTAGGTTGTTGTTTTTCGTGTAAAACCCTATTGTAAATTTTTAAGATTTCTCTTTGTTCGCTTGGACTAACGCTACTTCTTTGACGGTTGTAGAATTTATCCAAAAAGTTGTATTCGTATTCCGTTAGGCATTCGGGTTTCTTGTATCGCCAAAGTTCGTTTAACTTTTGTTTACGTTCTTCGCACCCGCAGTCTTCTCCTAATATCCATTTAGCAACTTTTGCTACTCCCGTAGCTTCTAAAATTTGTTCTACGGTGTCTCCGAGTCCTTCGGCTTGTTTCTTTTTTCGTGCCATAATTTATTGTTTATATGTTAATACTTGTTCTTTAGTTCCTAATATTATTGTGTCGTCGGTTAGTGTTTCGGTTTTAATTACTTCTAACCCGTGGTGTTCTTTTGGGTAAATCGTATATTCTTTCGACAACCAAAACTTTACTTTTATTTCTCGCAGGGCTTGGGAACTCCAACCCGTTTTCTTTATCATTTCAGTTAATACCCTTCGTTTTGCTTTCATTTTATTAATTCAAAATCCGTGTTTTTGTAGTCCTCGTATTCTTCGCCAACGGCTTCTCTTATCTTTGCCTTGCAGTTTTTTAACGTGTTGAAAATCGAACTGCTTGAAATAGTAGTTTCTTTGGCTATGTCTCTAATACTTAAATCCGTATCCTTATAAACTTCGAATAGTTTTTGGTCGTACCAATGCCAACTATCCACCTCGTCTTGTATCTTCATTAATAACTTATAGTAGGCTTCTTCTTTCTCCATTTCGCTTGGTTCGTCTTTTACTTGGACTTGTTCGAGCGGGACTTTTTCCAATCGTGAATTACTGCGTAAATGAAGAAGGTAAAGATTGCGAAGAGTAAAATACATAAATCCTTTATTGACTTGACCATTCTTAATTATGTTTTCGGGTTGGCAATACTTATAAATTCTTAGATAGGCTTCTTGTACAATATCTTCAGCAAAAAAATCTTCGCCGAAAGATTCGACGACTTTTACCCATTCTTTGTGGTCTTTTGCTACAATATTAAGCCATTCCATTTTGTTTAGTTTGTCACCAAATATAATAATTAATTTCTAATCAAATATAAATAAAAAAAACCCCCGTTTTATTCGGGGGGTAATCCATTGTAAAATCTGTAAATATACTTGTCTAACTTTTTTGCAGTTTCCAAACTTATAGACTTTCCTTGTAGGAATCTATCTATGTTATACTGATGCATTTTTTCGCCTCGTTCTTTTATTTCTTGAACTATTTGGTTTCGTGTTTTTTTAGTTAAGATTTTACGCAAGTGGTTTCGTAGTGAATAATCGTCTATAAACATAATTAAAAGGGTAAATCGTCTTCGTCAATTATTTGTGTGTGAACTTGTTTTGGGCTTTCGTTCACGTATGGTTCGCTAAATGAACACGAAAAATACTTTGTACCCTTACTTGATTCTTTAAGCCATAAAGCCATATCAAATTCTAATCCGTTAAAATTTCCTTTTCCTCGGTAGTCGGGTTGGTTACCTTGTTTCTTGTCGTTCTTAAAAATTGCACCCGTGTTTTTTTTTGTTTCCATTTGTTATTTATTTAAGTTTATTTCGTGTTCTTCTAAAATGCTGTAAAACTTTTCCCGTATTCGCTCAACTATTAATTGTTCATCTGCGTTTAGTTCTTCGTATTTCCATAGCGTTCTAAGTTCTTTTTGTACTTCCCAAAGTACACTAATCATATCTTGACCTTTAGTAGCGCAATAAAATTCGTGTTGCTCGTCGGGTAAGTCAAATGTTAGTTTTGCTTTCATATCATTTCTATTTTATTAATGTGGCAAAATTTACCCCTTATCCTTTATTGATTTGTTCTTGTTGTTTAGTTAGTCCATCCTTCCACCCTCTCATATATTCCGCATGTTTTTGGTCTTTCTCCATATCTTTGGCTTGGTTAATTATTTGGTCAAAGGTCATATTTTCATACCAATATTCATTGCACATTAATTTCTCTTTAATATAATCTACTGCTGTTTTCATATTCTTCAAGTTTTTTTTGTAATTCAAATTTTTCCAATGCTAAATAATCATATTTTCTTGACTTCTTTGCAAAGCGTTGTGTTTGCCAACCATCAGTTTGAACACTGTAATTTCTTACTTTTTCTAACTCTTTTTCTATTGTCTGTAATCGCTTTTTAATTTTATGTATTTCCATTGTTTTTGTTTTTTTCAACTTACCGGATTTTCCGGATAGTTCATATCTCTTTCTTTAGTTTCTCAATATATAGCGTTGCATCCATCAGCTCCTCCTGCAGATGATTAAGCCATCCGATTAAATCTACATCTGTTCTGTCCAAGTTAGTTCCGTATTTTCGTATTCCTTTTTTGCTTCGTTCGTGGTACTTTGTCATTACTGCCATTAGTACCGTGTCTTCGTGTTGAATCGTGTTTTCGTGTGTTATGTTCATAAGTGTTCTATTTTAACCACTTCAACCGCCCAATTAATAGGATACCAAGCTAATATGTTTCTATTGCAGTCATCAAACCTAACTAATATACCGTCTTCAGTTTTTTGAATTATTGCGTTATGAAAAATAATATCCTTTGTGTTATATTCGGGGTTAGTTATTCTTAAAAATAATCTATATCCGTCTTTCGGTGGTTTTGTTAGTGGGGTTTGTGACATTATATGGTTTTCATTAAAAGATTATAATACTCGCGGCATAGCTCCACACGTTCTTTTATTTGTTCTATAACTGATTCGTCTTTTTGTACGAACCAATATTTAACGCGTCTGTTTTTCGGAATATGTCCGAACTTGTGTTTAGATTCAACTTCTTTTCGTACTTCCGTGTTTTCTTCGATTAGATGAAGTTTCCAATGGGTACGGCGTATTTCGTCTTCAACTATTTCTAAAGGGGTGTCGATTAGGCAATAAGCTAAAACGGATTCTTTTTTGCCCGTTAACCACATATAACCTTGTAACTGATAATAATAATCTTTATTGGGTATTTCGGTCTCAAACCAAGGAAAGGTAGAAGCGTCCCACGAACTCTTAACGTCTATTAATACTTCGTCCGTGTTTACGTCGGGCGTTCCCGTTATCCAATCGTTAGTAAAATGTTCGTCGTTTTTGTAAATAAAATTATAGTTCAAAACTTCGTTAACCAACCCTATAGATAGGTCTTCTACTTCGTTTCCTTTATCCGTGTAACGTGAACTAAATTCTTTTTTAATGCCGTACTTTTCTTCTAAAACAAGGTCTTGAACGTACGTTTTAGCGGTTTGCGAAAGGACTTCCCCCGACTTTCGGGGGTTAGTCATTATTTTACCAATTTGAGAAGCCCTGACTTTCATACGTTTTCGATTAGTGTTAATTGAGCGTCTGTTAAACTAAAGTTAGATAGTAATTCTTCTTTAGTGTACTTACCCCCTGCAATAGCTTCTAAAGCCTTGCCTAAACGCTTTTGGTCAATGCTTGGCTTCTTTGGTTCGTGTTTTACTTGTTCGCCACTTGCGTCTGTATCTTTGTCCGTAACTAAAGCACAAATTGAACTAAGGCAGTAACGACGAAAATAAGAACATCCCGCCCCAAATGATTGGTAAGAGTTCATACCTTTAAGTTCTACTTGCGGAATTAGGGTAGTGCTTTCTATTGATTCTCCACTTTCTACGTGAAAAAGTACGGTAACTAAATAGTTTTCTCCGTCTTTAGAATTTAGCAACTGCGTAAAGCCTAATCCGTGTTTAGCTAATAACGGATTAATCTTTTCAAAGATAGCGGGTAAATCAGCATAAGAATAACCGAAGCCTTGTGTCCCTTTGTGAATTACGGGTACTTCTTGTTGGAAGGCTGCCAACGATTTGAATAAATGTTTCATAGCGTATAAATTAAAACGTGCGTTAACCAAGTCGCACCCCTCGTTTTATTAATTAGTTAGCGTTTACAAAAGTTAAATGTTTGAAAACAAATTCATTTCTTGAAGGATTCGCATATTTACCATATTTATTTTTTTTGGTATATTCTGTAACTCCATTAACAATAATTGTTGGAATTCCGTTTTTTTGATTTGATAATTCAACCGAATCAATAACCATTACATAATATCCGTGCTTAATTGTCATTCCTACTTTCAAATCTTTTGCCTGCATTTTCATAGCGTTTTCGTTTTTAATTATACACAAATATAAATACTATTTTTTAATCTGCAAACTTTTTTCAATTTTTTTTTAAATTTTTTTTTCTATTAGTTCTTTTGACCTTTCAAAGTAAGCCATTAACTCAATATCGTTAAAGGAATTTTCACGGGGTTTTCTTCCCCCTATTCTTATTTGTCCCTTTAGTTTTTCAAGTTTTCCGTATATAATGCCGTCGTAACACTTCCAAATAATTACGGGGTTCGTCTTTTTGTCCATTAGCTTAACTAACTTTCTTACGGCTATGGGTAACGGGTAGGCTTCTTCTATTGTTTTGTTTCTCCCTTTTACTTCTGCGTAACCTATTATTCGTTCGTCTTTTAATAACTCAAAATCTATGTCGTTTTCGTCCAACTTTCTGCAACTTAAATCGTATTCATCGCAAAAAATCGCTATTGCCTCGCATTCGTTTTGTAGGTCTTTAAGCGTTTCAAATCTCATTTATTCTTGTTTTATAGCGTTTAATGATTTCTTTAAGTTCGTCTTTTGTCCACTTCTTTACTTCGTGGGCTTTGGCGTGTAGTTCTATTAATCTTTCAGCGCCTATTCTCTGTTGGATTCCTATTTGGTAGTTAATTAAGTTTCCGTGTTTATATTGATTACACGTTACGCATTGGGCGTGTACGTTATCTTCGTCAAAAGTTACTGCCTTATGTCCACCCATACTGAAATAGTGTCCTGCGTCGTATTTCGCTCCTAACGGCTTTTCACAACTTACGCAAGGTTTATCCTTATCGCGTAGTCGTATGTACTTGTTAAAGGTTATTTGGGCTAATTTCAGAAGTTCGGGAAGCGTTTGGAGTTCGTCTTTTAGCATCTTCTTCTTTTTCTTCCATTGCTTTTCCTTTTCAACTTCTACCC